ATCGTATGGGTGCTAATAAATTTCAAAGAGAATATCCTTTGTCAGTAGAGGAAGCGTTTGCTCAAAGTGGTAATGCGTATTTCGGAGATGACGACCTTAGGTTTGTTGAAGTTCTAAACATAGAGGCTGAGAATAATAAAGAATATATTTTTACTGAGAGAGATCCTAATCTAGCTTATGCTATGGGGGTTGACGTTGCCTCTGGTAGAGGTGGTGATTACAGTGTGATAACTGTTATGGATAAGCAATCATTTCAACCTGTAGCGATGTTTAGGTCTAACACTACCACCCCAGTACAACTAGCTGAGAAGATAGTCTATTTGGCAACTAAATACAATGAATGCAAAGTATTGGTTGAAGAAAATAACTGGGGACTTCCTGTACTAAATGAACTGAGACACTTAGGATATTATAATCTTTGGAAATCTGATAAGGATAAAGATTGGATAACAACAACGAAATCTAAGATATCAATGTTTGAAGAACTAAAGGCACTATTCAATGAGGGTGTCATTACTAATTTAGATAGTATAACATATACTGAGATGAGATCCTATCAGATGTGTGATAGAGGACTGGCTCCTAAAGTACCTGATAGTATGGATCATCACGGAGATACTGTGATAGCATTAGCATTAGCTTGTCAGTGTCTGAAACAAGTTTATTTGAATAAGTCTGCATTCCTTCCTGATTGGATAAAGCAAAGAAGGGTGCAACGAATACTAGATGATGCTACTGGTATGAAAGAAAAACGTTACTAATTTTACAAAAGGTATTTATACAAGGAATCATTTATGGCAGAGATCACGAATCAAGAGAAAGTAAATTTTATTAGGACTATATTATCACAGCACGATAGTGTGTGGGATGAGCGACAGTCCGATATGCGTAAGTATAAAGCTGCGTATATGACTGAATTCTATAAGGAGCGTGGAGCATTTGATGAGGCTGCACAGCTAAGGGTAGAGACTTCGGATGCTTATGCTTATATAGAAGGATACATTGCTAGTTTATTTTCTAAGTCTCCAGCTATTGAAGTTGGTGGAGATATCCAAGGGAAAGGAAATAAAAAACTAGTGAAGGAAGTTTCTAATAGATTTTTATTCTCGCAGAAGAATCAATTGGAATTAGCTAGTAGATTAGCTTTGATCTATCCTAGTTCGTTTATAAAGTTGTATCCAAGGGATGCTACGAATATACTGGATAGGG